GATAGGGATTTTGGATTAGAATCAAAAAACGACCAAGATTTCTATCAAACTTTACTAACTAAATTAGGTGCACCTGTCACAAATGAAAACATGAAATTTCTTCTTGCTTGGAGACAAGCTGAGGGAAAGGGTGGTGATTTTAATCCATTCAATACAACTCACAAACTTGAAAATTCTACAGATTTTAATTCCGCAGGTGTCCAAAATTTTCAAACTTTGGATGATGGTATGTATGCAACACTGAGAACCCTTACTAATGGTAGATATAATTGTATCGTAAACGGTTTAATAAATGATATAGGCGCTGCTGAAATAGCTAAATGTGCTTCTCTAGAAACTTGGGGAACGGGAGACTTGGTTGGTAAAGTAATCAGTGGTTATGAGAATGGAGCATCAATTAAAAGCCCAAGTCTCAGATAATTAGATTATTTCTCAAAACTACTATATTTATAAAGAAAAATTAGATGGCTTTATTAACATACCAAATAGCACCTTGTTTTGGTGGACCAACAATATTAGTTGATTTTGATAGTAGTAATTTACCTGCTGTAAATGGTTGTTATTTTTTGAGGTTTACTGGTGCAACTCAAGAGGGATGTTATGAAATCGTCGATTATGCTGAACCAGCAACAGGAACTGATACTGTGAATTTCTTGTCTGTGAATCATGTTGATTGTTTAACTTGTTTAGCCATCGTTACACCCACCCCGACCCCATCGGTGACGCAGACTAAAACCCCAACACCAACACCTACTCAAACCGACACCCCAAATGTTACATCAACACCAACAGTCACTCCAAGTGTCACACCGACAACAACAAAAACTCCAACACCATCGGTGACAACAACGAATACTCCAACAAAAACTAATACACCTACACCTTCAATTACAGCCAGTAATACACCTACACCTTCAATTACAGCTAGCAACACACCCACACCCACACAAACAGGTACACCTGCTGCAACTCCAACACAAACTGGAACTTCAGCGGTTACTCCAACACCAACACCAACTGTAACCAAAACTAATACTCCAACGCCTACACAAACAGGTACCCCTCCAGCGACACCTACCCAAACACCAACACCCACCCAAACTCCATTTTATAGTGGTATATCAGTAAACCAAAACTATGAATATACTGCGGAAATGCTTGGTTCATTTAGTGGGGGAACATTACCACCTGGTACACTAGTACCACATCCAGGATATGCTGCGGATTTACCTAATGGTAACACAATTCAGGTAATACAGTTAAATGCCATAACATTAGGAGGATTTGACGGACTCAACAATTAAAACTTTTAAAAAAACAATATAAAAATGGGAGACTTAAAACCAATAGGGAGTGAAAAACTCACAGGTCAAGACAAAATCAAAAGAATTCTTGAAATTGCAAAGTACAACGAAACAATTCCAAGTTCCGTGAATGAAAATGCAAAATCAGTATATTCAATAAATTTAGCTGACGGTAATGACTATCAGATTGTAAAAGAAAAACAAGGATACATTATCAAGAAAGTAGTTTCTGAATCTCAGTTAGATTACATTGAGCCTATGAAAAACAGAAAATATTTTTCTTCATATTCCCAAGCATTCAAAAGATTAAATCTATTAGCAGGTGAACTGAATAGATTAAATGAGAATGAAAGTGGGGTTGAATTATATGGAGAACAAAAGAAATTTGTTTTGAAAACTCCTAAACCTGAGCCTGAGGCAGTAGAACCTCCGGCACCACCTGTAGAACCACCAGCAGTTCCGCAACCAGAATTACCTGACTCTCCTGTTGGAGGTGGGGAGGAAATTGATATGGGAGCTGAAGAAATGTCTGGTGACGAAATTGATTTGGGTACTGATGTTGATGATTTAGAATTGGATGGTGGTGAATCTGCTCCTGAGGGAGAACCTGAAATGGATGATGCTATGGGTGATGAACCGGCAGCGTCAGAAGAAATGGTGACATTTAAGACCATCCAAAAGTTGACAGGTAAACTTACACAAAAAATTAGAGAGTTTGATAATCAAGATGGGATGACCTCAGAGGATATCAAATATGTGATAAACATGGTTCTTTCTGCTTTGGATTTGAAAAATTTATCTGAAGAAGATAAAGAAGATATCATGTCCAAATTCGAAGAAGCTGAGGAGAGACCTGAAGGAGATATGGATATGTCTGACAATGAATTGTCAATGGATGATGAAGATATTAGTTCTGATTCAGAAGTTGAGGACATTCAAGCTGATATGGATGAACCAAAAGCTGAAATGGGAGAAATGAATGTTGGAAATGGTTCAATACTTGACAGTATCTTCAAAGAATCAAAAGTAGATAAAGTTTTATCGAAATATTTTGAAATTACAAAGAAGGAAATCTTGGAATCAAAAGAAAAAAAAGAAAGAAAAAGTAAAATACAAGAAGTCACTTTAAGAAAAAAAATGACTGAAGTAGTAAAACTTTCTGAGTCTGTCAAACAAGAATTAGTTTCAGAAAAATTTTTGAGAGCAAATCCTTCTTTCAATGTTGTAGGTAAAACCAATAAAAAAAATATAGTTTTCGAAAATAACCAAAAACAAATTAAAATATCACCAGAGGGAGAAATTTTATGAGTAAATTGGTTTTCGTAAATGGTTTAGGACCCAATTATAAAGGGGATAACATTTACGAATTCATATTTTCGGACGAAAATTTGGAAGACGTTTGGGGAGAAAATTGGGAATCGAAACCAAGTAATGGTTATCCATTACCTCCCGAGTTGAAATATATAAAAAAGGTAGGAGTTTTGAGAAATACTGATGTTAAATTGGAATTGATTCAGAACTCCGATTTTTTTTGTATGATAGATGCCTTGGATGATGTAGTTGCGATGGCATGGGAACCTGAGGAAGTAAGAGGTCAGAAGAGAATGGTGTTTAGGTTTGGAGAGTCAGAGCAAGTTATAAAAGATAAATTGTACGAAAGAGATTTAATTCTCGAATTTGAAAAGAAAGTTGTATATGAAAATTAAAATTAAAGCATTAGAACTAATCGAGAAAGGAATTCCTTCTAAAACCGTTCTAAAGTTGAGCGAATCGGAAATAAATTTGTTACACTCCAAATTATTAGGAGAACAAACCAAAGCAGCTATGGTGCAAATTAAAAGTACCACTCCGAACGCAATACAAACTGTGAAAAATTTGACAACACAAGGTGTTCCTGTTCAGATGATAGAGAAGGAGTTAGAGGAGGAGGAAGAAGTTACGATGGACCCTAACCAAAAGAAACAAACTCAAGACCCTGAGCAAGAAGGACCTAGTTCTAATGATGGTTTTGGTCCTGACAAAACAGAAGACCCTTCTATGAATGATGATGGTATGTATAATTTCGAATCTATTGAAGAATCTAAAAAGAAAAAAGAAAAAAACCCGTGGGCAATATGCACTGCAAAAATGGGTGAAGAATTCGGAACTTCAGAAAGAAGTGAATGGACTAAGAAACAAAAAGCTAAATATGAAAGTTGTGTCATGGGAGTAAAAAAATCTTTGGAAGAGAGTAAAAAAAATGTATCTTTGTTTTTGGAAACTGAAATTCAAAAAATTGTTGAAAGACATCTTTCTCCAAAAATAACAAAAAGAGAACTCATGAAATATTTGGGAGAGTCAGAACCTGCTATAGCACCTACGAAACCGGCTACACCTACGAAACCGGCTACACCTACGAAACCAAAACCTAGACCAATGAGACCTGGACAAAATCCAAATCCGGGTGAAAAAGAGGCACCAATGGCCGTGGAACCTGAAAAGGCTAAAAAGAAAGTGATTTCTACAATAATGAAAATGTTGAGAAAAAAATGAGAAAAAGAACATCAGAAGCAATTGATTATGGTAATTATCCTGAAAGGATGGACCCAAACTTAGAAAGAAAACTTTCAAGTCCTGAGAGTTTATATGCAAGTTCTCCGGCATTCCAAAAAGGTGCTGAAGATGTGGAAAGACTCGCAACAGAAAGATTTAAGAAAGTTGTTGACAAATTACGTCAAGTCAAAGGTATGGAAAGACTAACTCCTAATGTAATCCAAAGGATTTACATGGAGGAGATGAGTAAGGTTCCTATGATTTTGAGAATTGAGTCCCAACATAAAGAAGAACTTGAAAAGTTAGCTACAGATGTATCACTTGAAGAAACTGAGACTCCTGAAGGTTGGTATCAAATTGAAGCAATGTTAAATAGAGAACCTATTGACGTAAATAATTTCAGATATGAACCAGAAGAACCTGAAAATGAGGAAGAAGAGGATGACGAGGAAAAAAAACAAACTTTAAGTTTCGACGATTTTGATATTGAAAATTTAACTCCACAAGAAGAACTCGAGTTAGAAAAACATAAAAGAAATATTATAAACGCTGTTGTACAAGGTGCAGCAAAAAAGGGGCATTATTTATTCCAAAAGCCTGAAGTTAAAAGAAAGTTGGATGCAATAGACTCAAGATTGTTTCCTGCTTACTTGGGTGTTATGGCAGTAAATGATTTATTGTATTTCACTATGGAACAAATGATTGAACAAATGTCTGCCACAGGAAATGGTGTTGCCGGTAAAGTATCATTAGAAGATGCAGACGACGAGGGAGGCGGAGAAGGAGAAGAAGAATCTCAAGAGAAACCCGATACAAAAATAGTAGCTGAAGGTCTATTCTTTCCGATTTTATGTCATGAGATTATTAAAGGAATTAAAAAAGCTAATGCTAGATTTGGTCTTCCGAAAGACCCTCAAATGCGTGAAAAGGTAAAAGGTGCCGTTGATGTTTTATCTAACGAACCCATGCAGTTGAGATTAGGACCTGAAATTGTTGAAAAAATTAGATTTGCCTTACCTGACGAAATGTTCGATTCAGACAATAAAGGTTTAATAAACTGGTTCGAAATTGAATTATACCAAATTCCGGCTCGCGAATTTCTTCAAATTATTGGTAACACTATTTCAAATGACAATGCCAAAGTTTCCAAGGCTAAAGAACGTTTTCAAGAAATTATGAAAAAGGCTATGGAATTGAAAAAAGAATATGATGATTATTTGGAAGACCAAAACAAAGATGGTGATTCCGATGATGACGATGATGATTTGGATGATTTCTTGAGTAATTTGGGTATAAGTCGACCCAAATGATTCTGAATGACAAAAGAACAACTAATTATTGAATATACAAAGTGTATGAGGAATACTCCTTATGCGCTCAAAACATATTTACAAACTTACGATAACACCGTATCAAAATATGTTCCTTTAGATTTATTTCCTGACCAAGTAAGGTTGATTGAAGATTATGATTCGTACAACGAAAACATTGCACTGAAATATAGACAGGCTGGTGTTTCCACTGTGACAGCAGCATGGGCATCAAAGAAATTAGTTTTCGCAAAAAAACAAAAACCTGAAAAAATTCTAATTATTGCCAACAAACTTGACACCTCAGTCGAGATGGCTAACAAAATAAGGTCATTCACTGAACAATGGCCTGAGTGGGTTGGTATCGGTTTTTCTGCAGAAAAAAACTCACAAAGACATTTTAAACTTTCGAATGATTGTGAGGTAAAAGCGGTTGCAACATCTAAGGACGCCTTACGTGGTTACACGCCAACAATATTGGTTTTTGACGAAGCTGCGTTCATTGAAGCAGATAATGATTTCTGGTCTGCTTGTATGGCATCTCTATCAACAGGTGGTAAAGTGATAGTTGTTTCAACCCCTAACGGCTATGACCCAATCTATTATGAAATTTATGACCAAGCATTGAGAGGAATGAATGAGTTCAAAATCTCGGAGATGTATTGGTATAGAGACCCAAGATACACCAAGGATTTGTTCATGGTCAAAACCAATGATTTAGTTCACTTCCTCTTAAATAGAGAAGATTATCCCCAAGACGTTGTGGTTGACCTCTCTATTGATAATCCATATGAGAGAGACCATTCAATTACCACAGATTACATCAAAAAGGGTTATAAACCATGTTCTGCTTGGTTTGAGGGAATGGTCAAAAAATTGAAATTTGACAGAAGAAAAGTTGCACAAGAATTGGAGTGTAATTTCTTGGGGTCAGGGGACAATGTTTTTGAATCTGAGTTGATGCAAAATATTGCTAAGAATAGCCTTAGAGAACCTCAAGCTAAATTGATGGGAAGCTCCTTGTGGATATTCAAAGAGCCTGAAAATAATCATAAGTACGTCATGGGTGTTGATGTCTCAAGAGGTGATTCCGAAGATTTCTCATGTATTGAAATTATTGATTTTGACACGAAAGAACAAGTTTTAGAATATGTGGGTAAAATTCCACCAGATGTACTTGCTGAAATTGCATATAAGTGGGGTACTATGTATAGAGCATATTGTGTGATTGATATAACTGGTGGGATGGGAATTTCAACTGCCCGTAAAATGCAAGAATTGAATTATGAAGGTGGATTATATGTTGACAACATAGACCCGAACAAGAAATGGAAGTGGGACCCTAAAGCAAATGAAAAAATACCTGGTATAAATTTTAATTCTAAAAGGGTTCAAATTATTGCGTCGCTTGAGGAAGCGGTGCGACATGATTTCAAAATTTATTCTAATCGATTATATAATGAAATGAATACTTTCATCTTCATAAATGGTAGACCTGACCACCAAAAGGGACACCACGATGATTGTATTATGGCTATATCCATGGCAATTTATGTTGCAGAAAAATCATTCCAATCGCTACAAAAAGTTGTCAATCATACCAAGGCAATGTTGAATTCTTGGACATCGACCGTGAATGAAAATAAAAATACATCAGATTATTTTAACCCGATGGTTCCACAGTCTAATCGCAACTCAGGTATGTATCCCACAAATGGTCCAACTAAGGCCGATTATCAAAAATATGGATGGTTATTTGGAGCTAAATAACTATTTATATTATTGATTAGACAAGTAAAATTAAAAGATGAGTGAACAGAATTTAACTATTTGGCAGAGGTTATCCAAAACCTTTGGACCCAATTCTTTATTAGGTCAGGATTATCCTACATATAAGTTTGATAAAAAAGTATTACTACGCACCACCGACCGAGCTGAGTACGAAAGGGAAAAGTTACAAGCACAACAGAGTTTTTATTTAGCTAATCAATGGGCTAAAGTTGAAAACAATTTATATTCTCAAGCCATTTATTACGAACCATCAAGACTCTCCGCACAATATGATTATGAGTCAATGGAATACACGCCCGAAATTTCTGCAGCTTTAGACATTTATGCTGAGGAATCCACAACAACTAATGAGGATGGGTTCATATTACAAATTTATTCAGAATCGAAAAGAATAAAGTCAGTATTGGCTGACCTTTTCAACAACACTTTAGATATCAATACTAATCTTCCGATGTGGACAAGAAATACTTGTAAGTATGGTGATAATTTTGTCTACCTTAAACTTGACCCAGAAAAAGGGATTGTTGGTTGTCAACAACTACCCACAATTGAAATCGAAAGGAGAGAAGTTGGTACTTCACAAAAAATTACAGTAGAACCCGATAGACCTGAGGATAGAAAAGCACTTCACTTCGACTGGAAAAATAAAAACATGACTTTTCAGTCTTGGGAAATTGCTCACTTCAGACTTTTAGGTGATGATAGAAGGCTACCATATGGTACTTCGATGCTTGAAAAAGCCAGAAGAATTTGGAAACAATTATTATTATCTGAAGATGCGATGTTGATTTATCGTACTTCAAGAGCCCCTGAAAGAAGAATATTTAAAGTATTTGTCGGAAACATGAATGATGATGATGTTGAAGCGTATGTACAACGTGTAGCAAACAAGTTCAAGAGAGAACAAATTGTTGACAGTAAGACAGGTCAAGTTGATATGAGATTCAATCAGATGGCGGTTGACCAAGATTATTTTGTACCCGTCCGTGACCCAGCGGCACCTAGTCCGATAGATACTTTACCTGGAGCACAAAATTTATCAGAAATTGCTGATATTGAATATATTCAGAAAAAACTTTTGACAGCTTTAAGAGTACCAAAAGCGTTTTTAGGGTTTGAAGAAGTTGTCGGTGATGGAAAAAATTTATCCTTACAAGACATCCGATTTGCCAGAACAATCAATAGGATTCAAAAAAGTATGTTACAAGAGCTAAATAAAATTGCAATTGTCCATTTGTTCCTTTTAGGTTTTGAGGATGAATTGGAGAATTTCACTTTAGGTCTTACAAATCCATCTACGCAAGCAGATTTGTTGAAAATTGATGTGTGGAAAGAAAAGGTTACTCTTTATAAAGATATGGTCTCTGACCCTGGAGGTGGAATCTCCGCAACCTCAACAACTTGGGCTAAAAAACATATCTTCGGTTGGTCAGATGATGAGGTTAAATTGGATTTACAACAACAGAGATTGGAAAGAGCTGTGGGAGAAGAATTGAAAGCCACCCCAACAGTTATCACCAAAACGGGAATATTTGATAATTTGGATAAATTATACGGGTCGACAACGGGAGGAACACCAACTCAAACTGCAACCGAGACTGGAGGTGGATTTGAACCTTCTGGTACGGAACCAATGTCACCACCATCACCAGCACCACCCACTCCTGAAGAACCTGCGGGAGGCGAAGCACCACCCGAGGGAGGCGAGGTTACACCCGAATCTAAATCTAAAGAACTAAACATTTTAGTTGAAAACAACTTCATTGAAGGTTCAACAAATATAGATTTGTCACATGGACAAAATTCTTTGGGTGAAATTACCAAGCAGTTAGACAAGTTACTAAATTCCTAATATTTATTTGTAAACCTACAGAAATGACATTCGGACAGATAAAAACCGCCATAGAAAACCACTTGATTGAATCTTACAAAAGTGAAAAAGAATTCAAGAAAAGTATCAATGAATTTAAGTCTAATATATTGAACAATAAATCAATATCCAAACTTTATTCTGTCTATGACCAATTATCTACAAATCAAGGTTTGAATGAAAGTGACGCTAAAGATTTTTTAGAAGAAGGATTATCTGTAATCAATAGAATTTTACCAACAGTAAAATTACCCAAACTAGCTAAAGAGACCAATAGTAATAATTACAAAAATATTGACATACTAGTTTACACAAATAATTTAAATTTATCTGAACGCGTAAACGCTAAAAAGGAAATCATTCAAATTTTGAAATCTGAGAAAGAAAGTCTGAAGGAATCTATAAAGTTACCTGTTTCTAGTATGGTTAAAATTGCCAATCAGACATTAGAGAATTACATCACAAATATGGATGAAGATTCTAAAAAAGTTTTCATGAATGTGGTAAAAACAGATAGTAAAAACTTGAAGGAGGATTATCAAAACTTAAAAGAATCTACAATAGATAAATTAAAAACAATCCTCACAAACGAATCAGAACAGGAATTAAAATCTAAAATACAAGAGACTATAGAGAAAATTCAAACTCAGGATTTTAATCAGATGAACTATGTAAAATTAGTGAGTTTGGAAAAAAATCTATAGGTTCGTTTTCTTTCTTTGAGTATATTTTGCTTTTAGTAATGCTTTTCTTTTAGTAACAGACTTCTTTTCAAATTCTTTCTTTTCCAATAACTTTTGGTTTTGTTTTGTCTTTATTACCTTAGATTTCAAAACTTTTAAAGCCTTTTCTAAATTTTCCGATTTGGTTATTTCGATAATCAACATATTTTATATATATTGTGTTTTTGACAATAAATAACTTTATGGTTACTTTTGTATCAAAATAAACTATGAAATATGAAAATGAATGAAAAAAGGAAAAAGTGTAAAACTAAATTTATTTACACCAATTAAATCAGTATACGGAACTGTGGATTCTAAAAATTTAAAGTCAATCTACATAAACATTCAATCTTGGGTCTGTCCAAAAATGGAGTATGATAATTGGAATAGAGTTGTTTGTAATTTGAATCGTGAAATAAAACACTCTGTATATAATTCGATAACTCAGGAAATTTTTTTAGAGAAAAATATCGTTGATTTAGATTTAAGAACAAGTGGTATAAACAAAGGAAAAAAATCTTTTTTCAATTTGGAAGTAAATTTATTCGTTTCTCAGGACTATGAATTCAAGTCACCAATTCTCAAAGAGGGTATCAAAAAAATTGTAAAAAATATCTATACTAATAATATTTCCAATAACAAATATTTTGATTTTTCGAAATCAAAAAATTAAACAATACTAGCAATATATTTATCTTTTAAAAGGAAGAATGAAACAACTCAGAATTTTAGAGGCACATGAAACAGGACATGGTATTTTAATCGAAATGGATGCTGGTTATGTTTCCCCAAGAGATGAACATAATGCAAATATGTTGAAAGAAGCTAAAAATTTGGATTATAGAAATCCTTTTGAATTTTACGCAGTTCTTCAGAAATATGATACACCAAATAGAAATGGTAGATTCTATCCCGAAAAAATTTTAAAGAGAGAGGCAGATAGATATAGAAAAATAATCGAAAAAGGATTATCTACATCGGAATTAAATCACCCTGAGTCTTCACTTATAGATTTAGATAGAGTATCACATCTTATCACTGATATATGGTGGGATAAAAATATTCTAATGGGAAAATTAAAATTATTGACAACTCCAGGGTTTCACGAGAGGGGGATAGTATCATCCAAAGGGGATGTTGCAGCTAACCTTATGAGACAAGGTGTCACTATGGGGGTTTCATCAAGAGGTGTTGGGTCTTTAAAAAAAGTCGGGGAAAGAAATGAAGTTCAAGATGATTTCGAATTGATTTGTTTTGATTTGGTGTCTTCACCTTCAACACCAGGTGCTTATTTGTTTTCTGATGTAAATGACAGACAGAAGTACGAAGAAAATTTGGAAGAAGAAAAAAAGGTTAAATCAGACCCAACCACAAACAAATCACTTGATTTGATGAAAAAATTATCCGATTATTTAGGAAAATAATTTAACTATGGACGAAAAGTATTTTGTAGCAAAAATTCAATATGAATTACCCGACGAAACAACAGGGAAAATTAAAAAAATTAGAGAAGAAAAATTGGTGAAAGGTTTTTCAGTGACTGATGTTGAGGCCAAGGTTACAACAAGGTATCAATCTTTTTCTTATGATTGGCGAATAACCTCAGTTTCAGAGAGTAAAATTGATGAAGTAATAGAAAAATAAAAGTGGTCAAACGACCACTTTTTTTTTTGGTGATATTTATTGGTTATGGTAAAAAGAATAGTTGCATCAGGAAACATTGAAGGTGTGGATTATGATTATCTATATAATACCAATAGTTTCAACGACTACTTCAATTATCTTGATATATACAGGCCCTACGAATTGAGTTTTGCGGGTTTGTCTGAATTTCAAGATACAGGTTCAGAAACACAGGTGGTTTTTGATGTGACCTTTGTGGGTTTGGATAATATCACCAAAAGTTGTGTTGTTTTAGGTGTGGATTATAAAGACGTTTATAATTATATGTCACAAAATTTTGGTAAGGTAATAAAAATAAGTAAATCAAGTTTACAAATAACAAATATCTAATTTATGTTTCAGTTAGCACATGACCCTATTGGTGGTGTAGATGGAGGAGGAGGTAAACAAGCCTTGGGTTATTGGAATGTTGTAATCGATGATGGAACGACTCATGTATGGACAAATACTAACTCTGAATACAATAGTGCAAAACAAATTAGAAATATCGAGGCGTATTATAGTGCCAAAGGGACCTCTATAAGACAAATGAAATTCGTTGATGGGGGTTATACAATTTGGGAAACCCCAAGAGAAGCAAAATTCTATCGTGTAAGAATATCTTCAAAGGACCCCAATAAATTCAAAAATAATTTAATAATTGCCGCAGAAAATTATGACGCAGCTTTAACCGCATCTTCCGCATTTGGAGTTACGAAAACCGTATCGGATAGTCCAATGATTTTTATGGGCTCAATAAAATAAATTTTATGGCAATTTACTTAGTAACAAAATTAAATAACGGGAAAAGAAACAATTATCTATGCAATGCCGCGAGTCCATCATCCACCCTATCGATTCCAGGAGAATATATACAAATAAATTACGTAAATACTGACAATGTATTCAATATGAACTCAGGTCTGTCAATTTATAATGCCATTTATTTTGATGGTGGTGGAACAAAACAAAACGTATATATAGCAGAAAGTTCATTCGACTCTGTGTTCGATTTTTTCAGAAGGAATTATGATATTACAGATTTTTTGTCCATAAACAAAACAGATTATGTTTGGTACGAACTGAGATAAAATTATGAATAACTATATAGTAAATTGGAGTGATGGAATTTCACAAGAAAATTTTCTTGTGGTTGCAGATTCTTTTGGTTCATGTGCCGACATTGTCATGTCAAAAAAGTCGGAAGAGGGTTTTATATTGTCCATATATAATACAACTTTATCTATTGACAAAAATATGGGTGCTAATGTGTATTATATTGGTATGGGTGACGGAAGTGAATTTTTTGTGACATCATCAAGTTGGCTCGAAACGAAAAATTGGGTCTACGGTGCTTTGGGTTCTAACGTCGATACCATCATGTATATGGGTATGCAATACATATCTTAAATTTTTTTATTAGTTGAAAATCAACTTTTTTGGTATTTGGTAATATTTATAAGATAAAAATTAGATAATTTCTCATGCAAGAAAATAAAAATTTAGTAGAAGAGGCGCTCATTCAAATGAAAAATGTTGAAGAGGCTATCGCCGAGAATGCAAAAGGAATACTTGCTTCAACTATGAAGGAAGAAATCAACCAATTAGTAAAAGAATCTCTTTCTGAACAAGATGAGATTGAAGACGACGAAGTTGAAATGTCTACAGACGTGGATGACACAGAAATGGACATGGACACTGATAAAATGGATGATTTTTCAGACGAGATTGAAATCGACTTTGAAAATGAACCCGAAACTCAAGATTTAACCGGTTTACCCAACGACGAACTTTTCAAAATCTTCAAACGTATGAATCCTGAGGATTCAATCACCGTAGTAAAAGATGGTAATAATTTACACATCACTGATGATGATTCTGATGTTGAGTATTTAGTCAACATGGGTGAGTCTAAAAACAAAAGACAAACTATGAAAGAAGAAATGGAAGAAGCAACAATCGATGACATTATGGCGACCTTATTCGATGAACCAGGAACTGAAATGGAAGTTGACGTAGATTCTATGGAAGATGATACTGAAACTGAAATGGACATGGACGTCGATTCTGACGAAATGGAAATGGAAGATGAAGTCATGTATGAAATTGAACTAGGTGAAGATGACGATGAAGCTGATGATGAAGCTGAAGATGATGCAGACGATGAAGCCGATGAAATGGCTGAGTCGGATGACTTAGAAGAAGCTGATGATTTAGAAGAGTCAGATGACTTAGAAGAATCAGACGATTTGGAAGAAGCTGATGATTTAGAAGAATCAGACGATTTGGAAGAAGCTGATGATTTAGAAGAATCAGACGATTTGGAAGAAGCTGATGATTTAGAAGAGGGTAATTGGGAAGAGTCTATTGAGGAGTCTTACAATCACAAGAAAGCGATAAAACCTAAAGGTGTTGGAATTGGTAAAGGTCCAAAGTTCTCATACAAGACAACTGTAAAAGGTGGTTTCAAAGAGGACAAAAAAGAAGGTCCTAAAACTATGGGAACTGGTAAGGCTAAATTCGAATACAAGAAAGGTGCTAATATGGAAGGTAAATCCAAGAAAGTTGAAACCAAAGAAGGTCGTCAGGGATATAAAGATAAAGAAGATGAAAAATTGGGAATGAAGCATGGTAAAACAGCTATGAAGCATCTTAAAGGTTCACATTCTAAAAAAGAAAAGTCTCGTAGAGATGACGCGGGTTTCGAAAAAAGAGAAACTAAAGAAGCTGCAAGAACTTACGGTATGGGTTCTAAAGAAGGTAGAGGTCTAAGAAAAGGCATCACTAACAATAGAAACTTTGTGTATGGTTCTAATGGTGTGAAAGTAGAATCTCTTGAAGCAGAAGTTAGTATGTTGAGAGAAAAAAATGATGAGTATAGAAAAGCATTAAATGTGTTTAGAGAAAAATTGAACGAAGTTGCAATCTTCAATTCAAATCTTGCATATGCTACTAGACTTTTCACTGAACACTCAACAACTAAAAAAGAAAAAATAAACATCCTCAGAAGATTTGACGGAGTTGAAACTTTGAAAGAATCTAAAAATCTTTATAAAGCAATCAAAGACGAATTATCAACTGAAGAAACAAAACCAATAACTGAAGCTGTTGAAACTAAATTAAATAAGAATGTTTCTTCAGGTTCAGCAGTGAATCTTATAGAGTCAAAAACCTACGAAAATCCTCAATTCTTGAGAATGAAAGATTTGATGAGTAAGATAAACTAAAAATAAATCAAAAAAATAAAATAATACTACAATGGGAGCATTATTAGAATCAGGTCTTGTTGGTAACATCGGGTTAAAACACCTTAAAGTTATC